ACTGGTGGCGGACAAGACGCTGTGGTGGCTGTGGCCCAATTTCTGCGGCTCGATGGAGACGCTCGTCCCGCCGCCGGCGGGCTCGCAACTGTGGATCGACCCCAGCACGATCCCCTTCCTCCGGGAAGACCGCAAGGACGCCGCCGAGATTCAGCAGATCAAGGCGCAGACGATCCGCACGCTGACCGACGGCGGGTACGAGCCGGAGTCGGTTATCGCTGCCGTTGATGCTGAGGACATGACCTTGCTCGTTTGGACGGGCCTCGTCTCGGTCCAGCTCCAGGAGCCGGGTGCCGATACCCCCACTGAACCGACTCCCTCCCCCAACGGGAAGAAACCCGCCAAGCCCACGCCTACAGGAGGCGCCAAGTGAAGCCCGAAGACCTCGCCGCGCTGCCGCCCGCGCGGCTGCCGTTCCCGGTCACCCGTGCCCTGTCCGCAGGACCGGAGACCACCAGCACCGACGCCGGGATGCCCACCATGTCCGGACATTTCTCCACGTTCGGCGACTGGTACGAGGTGGACTCCTACACCGAGGGCCACTTCCTGGAGCGGGTGGCGGCGGGCGCATTCGCCAAGACGATCCGCAAGAGCCTCAACGGCCAGGAGCCCATGAAGGTGCTCTATGACCACGGCCAAGATCCGCAGATTGGCAACAAGGTGCTCGGCCGCATCGCGGAGTTGCGCGAGGACACGACCGGGCCCGCCTACACGGTGCCTCTGTTCGACACGTCCTACAACCGCGACCTTGCGCCGGGCCTCATCGCGGGCGCGTACGGTTCCTCGTTCCGCTTCACCGTGGAGAAGGACGAGTGGGACAACTCCCCCACCCCATCGGAGTGGAATTCGGCCAGCATTCCCGAGCGGACCATCACCGAGGCTCGCGTGTATGAGTTCGGCCCGGTGACGTTCCCGGCCAATCCGAACGCCACCGCTGGTGCCCGTTCGACCACCGATCTCTACTACCAGCGTAGCCGCGATCCGGATGCTCTCCAGTCGCTGTTGCGCACCGCCCAGAGTGCTCGTGCTCCGCAAGGAGCCGCACAACCGGAGCCGCCGCCGCCGGACGTTCCACTCGTGGAGCCGCCGCGTTCGGACACTCCTCCAGTCATACCGGAAGACCCGCCAAGCGGCGGGTCTCCTGATTCGAGGAGTGCAACCGTGGATGACATGACCATCGAAGAGAAGCGAGCTCGCCGCGACGAGCTCAACGAGGCGCTGAAGACTCAGGCCGAGGCATCTCCGGGCGAGCTGCCCGAGGACGAGCAGGTGCGCTTCAACACCGATGTGGCGGAGCGCGACACGCTCAAGGCCCACATCGCGGCATGGGACGCACGTCAGGCGGTCCTCGAAGGCTACGCTGCCAAGCCCGAGAACACGGAGCGCACCTTCCAACCGCCCGTCGGCCGCAATCAGATCAACCGCAAGGCTGAGTCGGAGCTGCACAGTCCCGAATCTAGGTCAACGACCTTCGAGGGTCGGGCGGCCGAGTTCCGCGACGATGCCAAGCGCATCCTTGAGAAGACTTCATTCCCGCACGGACTCGCCGACTCGGCGCGGAGCGCGGACAAGATCGCGGACCTCCTCGATCATCACGACAGCCCCGACGGGGAGCTCGCCCGCCGGGTCAAGTTCACGAGCTCGCCCGCCTACGAACGCGCCTTTCACAAGTTCATCACGAGCAGGGGCAGCACCTTCGGGTTCACGCCCGAGGAGCAGCGCGGAACGGCTCTCGCCGTTGGCGTGGATGCGACCGGTGGTTTCACCGTCCCCTTCGCGTTCGACCCGACCGTCATCGCCATCGGCTCTTGGTCGGGCGCGGTCAACCCGTACCGCCGCGTCTGCCGCGTGGTGAACATCGTCGGCACCGACACGTGGAACGCTCTGACAGGCACCGCCGTCGTGGCGACCCGGACGACGGAGGCCGCGGCTGCCATTGAGCAAGGTCCGACCTTCGCCCAGCCTCAATACATCGTGAAGCGTGCCCAGGGTCAGATCACGGCCAGCTTCGAGATGTTTCAGGACCGGACTGACCTCGCGTCGGAGATGGCGGTCCTGATCCAGGAAGCCAAGGACAACGAGGAGGAGGCGTCGTGGGCCGTGGGTGCCGGTGCCACCACCGCCTCCCTCGGTGTCGGTCCGATCAGCGGCACGTCGGGTGCCTACACCGCAGTTGCCGGAGGCGGTTCGGGCGTCATCGCGGCGGCCGACGCCGACCTGGTCGAGGCTGCGCTCCCGGTGCGTCATCGTTTCGGAGCCCAGTGGTTTATGAACCGCCTCAACATCCGCAAGTTCCAGACGGTGGAGACGACGGGCGGCAAGCTGTTCGGCGGCCAGCAGTACCAGTCGGTCGGCATCCCCGAGCTCGACCGCGCCGGCAACACCGGCCTGCGCCTGCTCGGCTACGCCGTCAACGAATCGCCGTCCCTCCCGGTGGCGACCACCACCACCATCACGATCGGCACGCTGCTCGCGCCGAGTTCGTACGTCATCGTTGAGCGGATCGGCATGAGCGTGCAGTTCATTCCGTTCATCCTCAACAGCTCTGCCTTGGCCACCGGCCAGCAGGCGCTCTACTTCATGTATCGCAACCACGCCGCGCCACTCAACCTGGACGCCGGCCGGACGCTGCGGTTCCTGTAGTCCACACGAGGGGCGGCCCACCAGCGGACCGCCCCTCGGCTTTATCTGGAGGACGCGATGGCGTCGAAGCCGGCCTATTACACCGTCATCGAATCGCTCGTTGGCGCCCTCGATGGCGTGACGGTCGAATACCACAAGGGCGAGGTTGTCGACGCCGACGATCCCGCTCGCAGAAAGTGGCCCTCGCATTTCGGCCCACTCGTGGTGCGAGAGTATCGCCGAGTCGCCACGGACGACCATCCCGTCGTGGAACAGGCCACCGCCGCACCCGGTGAGCAACGCCACGTCGGCAGGCCCATCACCACGGCGCGCTTCAAGGGACGGACTTAGATGGGCAACTCCTACACGAACATCGCCGCCTCGACAGCGGCGGTTACCAACCGCTTCGTCACCTCGACCAACATGAAGGTCGGCACGTACACCATCGCCAACGCCTCGCCCGTGTGGCAGGGCGGCTGCCTCGTGACCATCACTCACACCTCGGTCACCGGCACCGACACGCTCGGCACGATCACCATCGTCGGAACCGGCGTCAACGGCCAGGTGCTCACCGAAGTGATGACGCCGCTAGCGGATAGCGTGGCGACCAGCGTGGGTGTATTCCGCTCCGTCGTCAGCGCAACCGGCGCGGGCTGGGTCATCAACACCGGCAACGACACGATCGTCATCGGCTGCGCCGCCGGCTGTATCGCCGTCGGCAGTCAGGGCACTCTCAAGGCCATCCTGCTCAACAACTCGGTCGCCGCGACGATCGTCGTATCCGATGTCGGGCGGACGATCCAGACCATCCCCGCATCGCAGGCGGCCGGGACCGAGTACGTCTACGACGTTGACTTCGGCGGCTATCTCAAGGTCGCCACGACGAGTACCAACGACATCACGGTCATCCACTCCGGCACCCTGCCGGCCAGCATCGCGTAGGACAGGAGTAGCTCATGGCCGCAGGTGCATGGACATTCACCGACGGTGCCCGGACGCGGATGCTCAACGGCACCTTCGACTTCGATACCGACACGTTCAAGGTCGCCCTGTTCCTCTCCACCAGCAACATCGGCGCGGCCTCCACGACCTACGCTGGCGTCACCAACGAGCACGCCAACGCCAACGGGTACACGACCGGCGGCATCTCGCTCGGCGCACTCACCCTGGCGGGCACCACGACGGTCACGGTGGACGATCCCTCGGACATGGTGTGGACGGCATCGGGCGGCTCGATCATCGCGCGCTTCGGCGTGCTCTATGAGAACGCCGGCGATGTCGTGTGCTACTTCCTGTTGGACTCCACCCCAGCGGACGTGACGGCGACCCCCGGTAACACCCTCACGATCGCTTTGGCGGCGCAGGGGATATTTACCCTCGCGTGACGCTCACAGCCTCCGGTATAATGGAGGCATGGATACATACGAGCGAGACGACTCTGGGCAATGGTGGTGCCACACCAAACGGCAGCGCGTGCGGGCCACTGAGCAAACCTGTCAGCACTGCGGAAAGCGGTTCCCAAACCGCCATCCTCAACGGTTCTGTTCTCGTGACTGTCGCGCCGCGGCGGCACGAGGCGTTCCGAGGGTCGATCGGCCTCCCGTCCCATGCCCTGAATGCGGAACGGTCTTCCAGCCAACACCCTCCCGCACACCTCGTTACGGCGCTCGGTATTGCTCTCGCAAATGCGGGTATCGAGCAGGGAACCGGACGCGCGGTCGCAAAGGATCGGCCAATGCCAGATGGAAGGGTGGCGTCAAGAGCCACGCGCTCGGCTACGTGCGCGAGTACGATCCCGAGCGCGGTTACATGCTCCAGCATCGCCTCGTCATGGAACGGACCCTTGGCCGCCTGCTCGTCAAGGGCGAGAACGTCCACCACCTCAACGGCATCCGCGACGATAACCGCCCCGAGAACCTAGAGCTCTGGATCAAGCACCAACCGCCCGGCCAACGCCCCGCCGAACAGAAGCACTGCCCGACCTGTACCTGCTCCGCCTAGATACCCCGGAAGGAACCCCATGAAACTCCGCGCCCTCAGCCTCGCCCTGCTCGCCGCGCTCGCCTTCGGGGGCACTGCCATGGCTTACGCTCCGAACCCCCTCAACGGCAGTTGCTACGTCGTCCCCGATCCGGTGGCCATCGGTGCCGAGTTCGAGGTTTACGCCTCTGGCCTCCAGCATGACTCGCCGGCCTCCATCGTCATCAATTGGCATGATGACGCCGCGAATACGGCGGACCTCATCTATTGGAATGGTCCCTACCCCGAGCAGACAGGCCCCTTCGTGGATAGCCATGGCGACCTGGAGTTCACCGTCCCTGCTGGCTGGACCGCCCCGGCAACCGCCAACCGCGGCACGGTCCAGATCACGACGTGGAACCAGAACGGCACCAAGTTCAAGTACGCCTTCTGCGAATTCGTCATCACGCCCTAACCGATGGCCGTCGTTGGCTCCTGCGGTTTCAATTCGCAGCAGGCGGCTGGCCCCGAAGGTGAAAATCCGTCGGGGACATTCAGCTACTCGACGGCGATCAAGCGGTCAGGCATCGCCTCGATGCGGCTGAATCCAGCGAGTGGCAACACGGGTACCGTCGACACCACAAGCTTCAACGGCACCAACAACTACCTGCATTGGGGCTTCTACATCGCGTCCATGCCCACAGTTCCCCGGCTCGTGGCCGGCGACTCGCTGACAGCTAATACAGCGAACATCCTGCTCAACCTCGATCAGACGCTCTCTCTGCGAAACAGCACCACGGTCATCGGGACGACGGCAGCCCTGAACATTGGTCAGTGGTACTTCATCGGCCTCAAGAACAAGGGTTCCGGGACCGGAGTCCTGATGCAGCTTGATGGTGTCGATGTGATCTCTGGAACGTATCCAACGAGCGGCTTCTCAAATGTCGGTTGCAGCCAGGTCGAGGCCAGCGCTATCGACATCTACATCGATGATCTCGTCGTAGATGGCGCTGGCTTCCTGTCCAACGCCAAGATCGCCTTCGTCCGCCCCGTCTCAGACGGCACCCGCGTCGCCTGGACGGCGGGTGCCGGTGGGACCACCAACCTCTGGCAGGGCCTCGACCTCCAGCCACCGGGTGGCCTGGCCTCGGCCAACGAGACGAACTCCACCAACATCGAATCGGCCAGCAACACCGGCACGGCGAACTTCACCGTCAACCTGGCCGCCTATGACACGCTGGGCATCACGGCCGCGGACACGATCCTCGGCGTCCAGATCGCCATCAGCCACGGTGAGGACATCGCCACCGGGACCAAGAACTTCACATTCGAGGGTGTCTCCAACCCGGTGATCACGGTGAGCTCGAACCTTGCGTTCGGTGGCGACCTGGGAGCGCATGGTGTCGATACCGTGGGGGTCGGCAATTGGCAGAAAGTGCGCTCCGTCTTCGTCGCCTCCCCCGCCCTGACGCTGTCATCCGGCCCTGCCGTCAAGTTCATCAAGACCGACACCACGACGCGCGTGGGCTGCATCGACTACTGCGCCATGAACGTGGTGTACACCCCGGCGGTCGGCGGCGGGCAGGTGCCCTACCGCAACCCGATGCCGCCCCTCATCGCTCAGTAACTCTAGGAGACCTACGTGGCGAACACGCAGGCGTATTCCGTCGCGTCCTCGAACACCACCATCGTGGCCGACGCGACGCTCGTCATCATCCACACGGCCTCCACGCTGGTGCGCGGCTCGTCCATCGAGATCCTGCGCTGCTGGGCCAGCCAGCACGGCACGTCCACGAGCCAGAACCTGGGCATGCTCATCGCGCAAAAGGCCACGGCGTTTCCGACGGTGACGAGCACCACGCCCTCTCCGCTGACGCTGGGCGGGCCTGCATCGGGTATCACGGGCGGCACGGCTGGCGCGGCCGGGACGGCCGGTACCGATGCTTCGGCCGAGGGCGGCGGGGCGGTGACGAACATCATCACCGATGGCTTCAACAACCTCAACGGCTTCCTGTGGGTGCCGACCCCGGAGGAGCGGCTCCGCCTGCCATCTGACACGGCGGTCATCCTCAAGATCGTGGGCACCCCCACCACGTTGACGGGCTGGGACTTCGGCGTCATCTACCAGGAACTCGTCTGAGATGGCCAAGAGCTTCAAGCCGCGCGTCGGAACGACAGTGACCGACGGCGACACGGCGTCCCTCGTCCTGGCCCACGGCATCCGCACGCAACGTGA